TCAATTTCTATATTATAAACCTCTTTAATGGTTTCAATAAAATCTAACCTCATTTGCTCGGTTGTTTTATTAGCATAATAGAAATATAAACTTTGTTTTAAAACAGCTATTTTATACTCGAGATAAGCAATATCCTTAGTCGCTTTCAAATATTCATTTGCCTCTGGATTGTCTGATTTAAGGAAAAATTCATCGTAAATACTAATAAAAACTTCTTCTAATCCTTTTTCGCTTGGTTTAGGTTTTAGGAGTTGATAATTCTTTGATTCTAATATTTCAAAGAATGTTTTAGCTGGGATTGTTTCTATTGAGTTGTACTTAGGCAATTTTATACTGTTTTTTAATTTGAAATATCATTGTATATCTGTAAATGTCTTTTTGTCTTTTATCAAACCATTCTTGATTTAATCCTAAAATATCTAAACCGTACTTGCCAACTAAATTATAATTATCAGTCCATCCAAATAAATAACCGTTAGGCTCGCTTCCTATATGAACAAATAAACTTCTTGCTGTTCTCCAAGTATAAAGCAAATCGACGTAACCATCTGCCTTAGGATTTTGTGCTAATTTTATTTGTTTATATTCGGGGTCTCGATACGTTCCTATTCTACTGCCATCGGGTCTAACGCCTTGCTCAAACTCATCAATTTTCTGCTCCTTTAACCTTTTTTCGTCGCTTAGTACTATTTGTTGTACTAGGTTCTTCATTGTTGATTGGTTCAGTAGCGGTTGCAACCTCTTTTGATATTCCTTTGCTGATATTCCCATTTTTACCACAATCTAAACATTTACATTCCTTTGATATTTTAGGATTTTTTACAAACTCATCGATTAACGTTTCATCATTTTGATTTGTATGCTTTAAAATCCATTCTTTTTTTTGGTCTTTGCATAACTTTAACCAAGCATCGGCATCAGTTCCAAATATATGTTTTCCGAATATTTCCATAATATTGATTTTAACGAAAAAATGCAACCAAAATTAATTGATTGCATTTCATCCTTGTGTTGTTATTGCAAATATAATAAATTATTTAATACAAATTACGCTACGGGTGTAATACTTGCAGTTGTTCCTCGATAAAATCTATTACCGATTTTTGTACAAGCTACACTTTCAACACTATCGTATAATTGAACTACTACCGACTGACCTGTTGTTAGCGTTGTAGTTGGCACAAATTCATACTCTTTTGTCGTACTGTTGTAAACTAGCGATAAAGCCGTTATTGTATCGGCAACTCCATCAATTGTACATCTTAAATTAGGTATTGCAATTGAAAGCAAGTTAGTAGCTTGATTCATATCAAATGTAGCTTTGAAATAAACTTTACCTTCTGATACATCTGCACGACCAGTCATTACAATATCAGTAATAGGATTAATGTCTGTGTTAACATTAAAGTCTAAAACTGAAGCGTCAAGTAACGCTACATCACGGTTAAATTGCGCTTCGTTTACTATTTGAATAGTAGTTAAAACGCTTGATGAAACTGAACCATCTGTAAACATATAAGTTCCAGTATTCAACATTCCTAAATCAAAACCACTCATTGTAGTTCCGTTAGTTGCTCCAGCAATTGCACCACTTGAAAACACTAATAAAACGTCATACGCTTGGAATGAGTTGTAAGTGTGTAAAGCGTTTGCAAATTTCCATCCACCTCTAAGGAATTTAAAAGAGAATTGCGGTAATCCATTACGAACAACCGACATAACACCTCCTTGATACTCTTCAGTAGTTGCCTCAGGGGTGTTGTTTGTAACTTCAACCGCTCCTAAGATTGGAATAAAATTACCCAGTTGTATTTGCTCATTTACATAAGCTAAATCGAAAGTTCCCGAAGTTAAGTTTAAACTCCATCCTTTTGGAACTAAGATTTTACCTGTCAATCTACCCTCTTGAATGATACAGTCAGGTAAACCTAAATTCTTACGTGTAGTAAGACAGTCTTTTTGATTGAATAAAATCATATCTTTTTTTATTAATTGTTAAATTGTATTGTTTGTAAGCAAGAACTAATCCCGCTAAATGTTATTTCGGCATCTAAAACAATAGCGTTACAAATAAATACTAAACTTTTATTTTCTTCACGCATTGAGTAGTTTTTTACTCTACGTGTTCTAAATGTAGTATCGTCATATCTACTTATTCCGCTTTGATTTAATGCTAATAATAAATTATCTAAAATAGGTTGTAAAATAACTTTATAATCGTTTTCGTGTTGATAAGGATTAAATTCTGATGGTGCTTGACTTTCATACAAAATAATTAACCTAGAGTTACGCTTAACACTTGGCTCTCTTAAATCGTTTGTATCTTCTCCCTCAGTTAACCAAATAAGCGGAAAAGATAATTTACCAGCTAATGTTAAATATTTAGCTAATACTTCCTCCGTTCCCCAATTAAAATTAATCTTTTGCGATAACGCACCGCTTGTTAACGGTGGTAACACTTCAATAATTCTAGCTAATTGGTCTTCAAAAATTATCATATCCCGAAACTGTTTTGACTTTCATAGATTTTAAAATTCTGCAAATCTACATTAGGGAAATCCGTTGCTTTGTCGTTTAAGTATTGGTATAAACTTACGTTTACATCAGTACTGCATCCGTACCAATCAATAAACTCTCCGTCATTGTAAACCATAGGAAAATGTAAAAATCCATTTTGATAACCTTGCAAAAAGTTAGCGTTTGCACTTGCTATTTTATAAGCTGGTGTTACTAAACTTGCTCCTTGTGGGTTAACATTTACTGCGCCTATTCCAGATAATTGTTCGTTAGTAGTGAATAAAAACTGTTCAAAAATTCTCCAAGCAATTAAACTATATTCGTTGTCTAATCCTATCCAAATTTTATTATCGTATTCATCGCCTTGAACTAACTTTTTATAAGAAGCATATAGCGGATTTTCAATATCCGCTAATGCTAATTGAAGTGTGTTATAAGTCTGTAAACCTAAAGCATTAACCAAAATTGACTTTTCTATTTTTTCGCATAGACTTGTTAAATAGTCCGAACTGTTAGGAGTTTCTAATGCTGGATTAGCAACAATAAACTCCTTAGCTAATGGAATATTTAACTCATTAGCGTTTTGAAAATAGGTTTTGTCAATTATGTTTGGCATTATTCTTTTTCTTTTGGTTTACTTTCTTTTTTTGCTTTTTCTTTGTATAAATGAGCATCTTCTTTCGCTACTCTTGTAGTTTTACCATTGTAGGTAACTTCTACTGTTGTATCGTGTAAATGTCCCATATTACGCTTGTGTCAATGCAGTAATAGCATCAGAGAAATCACCGTAAACAAACGCTCCGTAATGATTAGATTTTACTCTTTGTACTAATCTTGCCTCAGCTAAAATTGTAACTAAGTTTTTAGTAAAGTCGTCATTTTCGTAACCTACGTTAATAGTTAATCCCTCTTTGAAACGAACACCCGCTTTTGAGAAATCCCCAACAAGGAATTTATCAATAGTTACGCCTGTGTTTGCAACAACTCTAATTCCGCTTACTATAGAACCGTCAACGGCCGCAAAAGGAGGCATAATATACTGTCCAGTTGAGTCTTTAGACAATTCCATACTTGTAACATCTGTTGGATGCATAACAATATAAGTAGGCTCGAATAAGTTAACACGAACTTGATTAATTGCAGTACGTAAAACATCCCATTTCGTAGGTGTTGGGATTGCTAAGGCAAAAGCACCAGCCGCCCAAGCAGTAGCGTTGGTAGTAATACCTGTTAAATTAACCGTTAAACCATTACCATTCAATAACTGGTCATCAATTTTAAGGTTGATTAGTTCAGTCAATTCTTGGTCAATTTCTGAACGCATTAGTTCAACATCGTCTAACATTTCTTTAGTAACTTTAATATAAGCAGTTACTTTTTTAACGTTAGCACTTGCAACTACTAAATCGAAATCTGCTTGAGATTTAGCTGCACCCTCAGCTGTCATTGCAGCACCACCATCAGCGTTTTTCTGTTCTACCCATTCCCAAACGTTTGACATAATTGTTCCAACGTTTACCAATTCTAAAATAAATGGGTTACGTCTTACAATTCGAGTAATACCCGCTTCTCTTTCGGCTTGTGGTACTTGTCCCGTAACGTTTGTTGATAAAGCCATTGTTCCAGCAGCTTTTAAAGTAATCTGAACGCTTGCGCCTGATTTCTCTTTCATTGCTTTTAGTTCGTCTGACTTCTCTTTTAAAAGGGTACCTAAACTTTCAGGAACGTTGTTAGGAACTCCTTTAGTTTCTAGCTCTAATACTTTCAAAGCTACTTCTTCGATGTTTGCTTTTAAACTAGCTACATCATTACCTTTAGTTTCTAAGTCTTGTACTTTCGACATTATTTCGATAAGTTCAGCTTTAGAAACGCTTTCTGTTTTCATTTGGTCGATTTTGTCTCCCAATTGTTTAATGATTTCTTCCATTACTTAAATTTGTTTAATAATTGTTTTAATTGTTCCTTTTGAGCTTCTTGCTCATTTTTTTGAGTGTCTTCCAACGGCTCTATAACTTCAGTAGTGATTGTATCGGCTACTTCTTTTGTTCTTACTTGTCCTGTTGCATTATTACTTCCGAATACAACTAAACTACTTTCTCTCACGTTTTTAGCTTCTTTAATGGCAAAAAAGTAATATATATAATCAAAGTCTTCTTTATTAGCTATAATAGGATAATATTGGTCATAATTTGCTTTTTCTGTTGCATCCTCAGGATTGTTACTATCCATACATAAAACGAAAGTAACATATTGCATCCTAACACTTCCCTCAATTTCATCCCCACTGTCTAACCATTCTTTAACAACTTGGTTTTTAACTTGGTTTTTAGGGAATTTATAAATCAATGCTTGTGTATCCCCCTCGTATGGTTTGCCTAATAGCATAAAAGGAACTTTAGCAACAAACATTTCGATATGTTCTTTTCTAACTATTACATTGTTTATTTCTAATTCATGGTCGCAAACTAAATAGTTTTTTCCTTGTTGTTCTTTTATGCTTTTATTCCAAATACCATCTAAATGTAAATCGTCGTGACTATCTAAAACTCTAGTTGAGTTAACTGCTATGTAGTAGAAGTTGTCATCAATCTTAATTCCTTTTAATTGTTCTGAAAACTTTAATAAATCTAATGATTTACAAGTAACAGAAACTCCTTTATCACAAGATTTTTGAATTTCTGACTTTTTAGCATCAACGATAAAATCAAGATTTTCTTTTAAATCTTTGAACAACTCCTCTTTTGTTGAGAAGTTTTTATCTGGAAAATAGTAAGACTTTATCATTTTAATACTTCTTTATCTTTATTCAACTCCCTTTTTTGCAATTCTTTTTTAGCTTTTGTAATAGCTTCTTTTTTTAATTGCTCTTCTATTTCTTTTTGATTTAATTTCGTTCCCATTACAAATTAAGTTTAAGCATTAATTCTTTTGTTTTAGCTATTGCATCCGCATCATTCATAGTTCCGTTTTCCTTAGCTATTTTAACCATATTTTGGAACTCGGTTAACGTCTTAATCTTTTCATTGATTACCGACTGCATAACTGGCAAATGGTCGTAACTAGCTTTTAACTTTTCGCCTTTTTCAAACAATCCCCACGTTTGACTAAGTGAGTTCATTGTATTGTCTGCGGTTTGCTGGATTGTGTTTTGAATGTAACTAACAACTCCTTGAGTTTGGTTTTCAAAAGTACTATCTTTATCAAATGGATTTAAAACGTTCTTATTCATTCCAAAAGCTAAAAGCACTTTGTTAAAATCGCTTGCATATTGCTCATCGAGATAAAGGCGTTTCATATCGCTTACTAAATGCTTAAAATCAATACCAGCATTAGTAAGTAATAGGTTTTTATTAGATATTGCTCTTTCAATACTTGAGCGGTCGCCATCTTGTATTTGCGCTCTATTACCATCGTTTTGGTTTAGACCAACATATTTAGCCGACATCTGCAAATTAACCCCTTTACTATTTACGTTTTCGTAAATGTTATTAAGTATTTTTGCAACTGCTTTAACTCTACTTGGAGATTGAATGAAGGAGTTTTGTACTATTCCATTAGCTAAATCATACGTTGGAATAATGTCTTTTAGTTTGATATTGTAATCCGTATCATCAAGTTTGTAGATAATATGTTTTTCTTCAAATGCTTTTTTATCTTTATCTGTTACAATAAACTTATTGATTTTATGTATTTTATTATAATCAATTTCACTTGGAATAAGATTGTAAATAGCTTTTGGAATATCATTAGTAAAAGCTTTTATTTGATAAATCAAGTCATTACCTGAAACATCTAAAAATACTTTTTGTTGATAGAAAAAATCTTCTTTGCTTTGAAAGTAGTTAGGTGTTGAAAGTAGTTTAATGTAAGGACTATTTTTTACTTCTTTACCTTGTGCGTCTAAATGGGTAATTCTCATTTGAGAATAGTATTGCGCACCAAAATTAACGATAGTAGAAAGCACTGGATTTTTTAAGTACATATCCAAATACTTGCCATCGTCGATGAAACTATTGCCGTCTAAAAAAGTGTAAGAGAACTGCCCGCTTCGATTACGCTCGATGCGAAATAGTTCTCTTCCAAATAAACTAATTGATTTTATAATCATTTATCTACGTTTCACAACGTTAATTTATGCAATATTACAAAATTAAATAATATAAATACATTTTAAGTTAAATAATTTATTCTTGCATACCAACTACTAACGTATTTCATAGCATCGAGTGCGTGGTCGTTTCCTTGTTCGGGTTCGTCTAATTGAACTCCCTGAACTACTCGCCAGCTATGTTGTTCGTATTCTTGCTCGATGTTGGTAGATGAAGCCGTGTAATAAATGTTTTTCTTTTGTAGCAACTCAATACCGCTAACAACGCTTCCTTTTCCTTTCAAAGCAAAGATAACGTTATATCCACTATTACGCAACTTTTGCCCTTCTGTTTTGTTTATTTCGTTGGAGCTGTCGCAAATCAACTCTAATCTTTTATCAATTCCTAAGTTGTGAATTTCATCCGATAGAGTGCCGTTCATTTGGTTCATTGGTTTATATAATAACTCTTTAAAGAAAAAAGAATTATCTCCGTCGAATTTCATAGCAACTAAAGTTGTGGCAGCGCTCAAGCCAAAATCCATTCCATAATACAACGAATAAGGCAAACTATCAAACTCTTTGTCTGTTATTGTTTTCCAGTTTTTAAATATACGGTTTGGTTTTTCGGCTTTTAATCCTAAACCGTAAACATTCCACATATAATCAGAAGCGGTGTTTTGTTGTATATTATACTCGGTAGGTTCGTAGCTTAGTATTTTCTTTTTCTGCTCACTAGGACAAAACAGATTATCTTTAAACGTTGAATGAATTAAAATAGCGTTATCTTGTTTTACTAAATCATCACTCCAAAGTTTACCAACTGGGTTGTAATCCATAAAAACCGCAACGCTACAACGCATATCTAACTGGTCGAATGTTTCTTTAGGCATTTTGTAAAACTCATTAAACCAAAGATAATCTGAATGGTAACCGTGAACTTTTAACTCATCGTCTGTTCCCTCTATATTTATAGTAGAGCCATTAGGAAACGTGAAAATGCTTTCAGTTTTATTAAATTTAATACTATCGTAGTTTTCAAGTGTTGGATAGTATTTTAGCATATCTTGTAAAATAGTATCTTTACAATCTTTTTTAGTGTTTCTAAAAACTGCTAACTTAGTTCTAGGATTAGTCCAAGCTAATATCCAAAATATTTGTAGTATTGAAAAAGTCTTACTTGAACGTGAAGAACCTGAATTTATAATGTATTTATACTTTTGACTTTGTAAAGCGTTCCAGTTCTTTTCAAATACTGGTGTTGCATTAATCTTCATCAGGTCTAGTAATTTCTACTTGGATAGTTGTCGGTGCGTTTTTGATTGGCTCACCACCGCTTGTTATATCGGTTGATTGTGATGCTCTTCCCTCTGTTCTATCGGTAACTTCTTTTAAGTAGTTTATTTCGTCCTTAGCTTCGATAACTGCATTAAGTGCTAATTGTTGAGCCATTGTTTTAGGTTCAAACGCTTCAAACTCTGTTAAATCCATTCTGATCAAATGATTATACCAATAGCTAATAGAAGTATCTTTCGACCATCTTCCATTAGCTTTGTTTTGAGGATTGTCACCAAAACCACCCTTTCCAGTTGGATTATTTACATCTCCTTCTTTTGGCATAATTTATCTTACTTTCTAGTTAAAGCCATAATACACAAAACTACAACAAAATTATTTACTACGCAATGTTATTACTTATAAATTTACCTCTATATTATTAATCCTCTCAATTCTTTCTCTTTCTAATTGTGCGGTGGTGTCTAAAACGTACATATAGTCCTCGTGTTTTATTCCAGTCTTGCAATTAATCCAACTATCTATTGTATTTATTGAATAACCAATAGCAATGGATAATAATCCTTTACTTCCAACCAACTCAATACACTTTTCAATGTTTTGTTTTACGTGCTGGCGGTATGTTTGTTGGTCTTCGGTTAGGTCTGCAATAGTTACTGGAATTTCTTTTAATCCAACTTCTTTACACGCCTTATATCGCATATTTCCACCCAATATAATCATATCTTGATTAACTACTATCGGTCTAATATTAAGCATTTCGGGGAAGTCTTTTATAGACTGAACTAACTTTTTAAATTTATCATCTTTAATAAGTCTAGGATTGTTCGGGTTAAGTTTAACCTCTTGTATTTTTACTATTTTCATAACAACAAATATATAAATTTTATTTAAAATAAGGATTGTTTATTTTAGATTCGATTATATAAAACTCTCCATCGTGAGTTATCAAAGGATTCCAAGCCTTCCACATAGTCCATTTTGT